CTCGAACGTCAGGTGCATTCGTATGAAGCGCTCTTGACGCAGATGATTCCGCGTTGCCACCTTCACCACCCTTGTTGAGTTCTCGAACGATTCTATCAACCCACCAACGCTTGATTGGAACGGGTAGGTTATATGCTTCTGAGGCTGTCATTCCTCCGTAATATACGCAGAGGAACGACGGCTCCCAAATGATCTGTTCCTTGTCTGCGGGACCAAACCCGAAGAAACTTACGTTGTTATCGTTCTGTCCCAGGCCATAAAAACGATGTAGAAATTGGCATACCAATCACCTCCGTGCGCCCGCAGCTGGGGCACTCAACTTCCTGTTTCATGATGATTCCAGGTTCGCTATCTCTGATGAACGACCTCAACGCCAACGAATCCCTCGCAGGCATCATTCGAACGAACCCGGCGATGCGATCTCGCTTCTCATCGCCGTCGATCGCCTGAATGCTATACAGGAGGTTCGTGGTGACTGATTGATCGGTGTTCATTCCAAGCTTCTTCTGCTTCTGCGTAGTCTCGACGATGGTCTGTTCATCGCGACCTGTGAGGAACTTGAAGCGAACGACCTTCTTTGTCGCAGGAAGCGCAAACTCGAACAGGTTCATTCCTGACGAGACTGGGTTGATCGACAAACGCCTGATGGGTAGCTCTCCTAGGTTGAACGTGCACTCGCTCTTGACGTTGCACTCGTTGCACTCGACCTCAACTGTATAGTCAGAACCATAGCCTGTGATCCTGATTGCCACCATGAGGGCATTGCGATCTCCGACCAACAGGTCAAGCGGATCAATCGTCTTGTCAATCAAGCACGATTTAAGCAGCTCAGTGATGACCGTGCCCTTCTTGAGGTACGCCGAAGACGTTAGTATGTCCTCCTCGTGTGCAGTCATGACCCTGATGTCAACAGTATCGCGGCCTGCCAACGTTGACGTGGATGGGTACACGAGACCCGACGAAGGAAGCGGGACCTGCTCGATCGGAATGTCGATACCGAAATCAGACTTTGCCTTTTCAAGCGCCGTCTGGTGCGGCACTCGAGGATCGACGCCGGTTGGAAGTGCCTGTTGCACGGGCGCTACTTGCGTCACCTGCGGCACAAACACCTGGTTTCGTTGCTCACGTTTATCTTCTGACATATAACACCGTTGCTCCTAGTGAATATTGTACAACCACGGTGCACAACGTGAGCCGTTTTTACGTAGCGATCCATACATTCGATCCCACAGGTAAACAAACGGCGATGAGTTCATCATCTGTCAAACGATGAACTGACCCATCGAGTTGCAGCACGTCGAGCAGCTCCTGCGTACGCGCCAACGACCATCCCACGAGCAGCGAGACCGCACCCATGTACGTTGGGGACCGTTGCTCCTTGAGGAACGCAACGGTGCGATCAAGGGCGGCCTGAGGAGGACGAACGCCTGTTTGTGACCAAGAAAGGGGCATGGGAATGAGTGCTTTCGAGTTAAGTACCAATGTTCCACAACGAACGATCACACTCAAAGATTTTCAAACGCTTGATAAATTGTAATTCTTGTTTGTTAAACACAAAAGGCTCCTCTTGGAGCCTTGAATGAATAAATCGTACTTAAAATTGTAGAACAGCGTTGTCAAATCTTAGAGTCAAAGAAATCTCCGCCGGCGTACCATCTTCATACGTGAGTTCCCCAAAATTGCACTCCGTGATGAGTGCACCCTTGATGTCCCATAGTTCCACGACAGATCCGACAGGATCCAAAAGCTTGAGCTGCACATCACGTTTGTAAAAATCTGCGTACCCGGCTCGACCCGACACGCTCTCGAAGTGCAACCTGATCCACTCCATGATCTGCTGAGCACCCGATGGAGCAATTGGATCGTGCAACGTCACCGCGAGCGTGCCGAACTTCGTCAGACCTGCAAGGTAACGTCTCGAGTTGATGAACGGAACCTCGACCTCCTCGGTCGTGATCGTCGGTCGAGCGGTTGTCTTTATAACATACGCATCAATGCCTTCAATCATCAAAATAAACCTGTTTTTTCGCTTCGGCTCAAATTTGTTGGGAAGCATTGAGGTGACGTCTAGTGTCTCTGCCATTTTGATTCTCCTTTATTAGGTAGGTTGTATGCATAAAAATATCGACATGTGTTAAATTGTCGCGATAAATTAGTATAATAGAAGGTATGAAACAGTCGGGCAATTCATGGACCCGCATATGTCCAAGGTGCAACTGTACAGTCAAACACAAGACACGAGCAAAGTGCAGTGACTCCGAAAAACGTGCCAAGGTATGCATCAAGTGTTCACGATCCATCAATGGCAAGGCGAACACAACGACAGATGCCTGTCCCATATGCAACGTGAGAATTAAAATACCCGTATACTTCAATGCACCGCAAACAGACCTTGAAGAACACGCTGCAACGCACGAACTAACGTTTATTCAACTGTACCTAAAGAAGCACGGATTCGAATCTACACCCACCTGCAGGTGCGGTTGTGGTGAAACAACAAAGTTCACAGGATGGTGGACGGGATTCAATGAATTCATCTTTGGTCACCAATCGTACATCCACAACGGAATCTACGATAAGGAGACTGAAGCACGAATAACCGAGACGAGAGGCATCAATTGGCGTAACAAGCCAGGCGTTTGGTTCAATCGAACGAAGCAAAACGATGAAGCAACAAGAAAACGTGCCGAAGCAACATCAGCAGGTCGCAAGAAGGCATTCAACGAAGCATCGATAACGATTTGGTCGAAAGGTAAAACAAAAGAAACATCGGAAGCTGTTTCACAAATGGCGTTGGAACAAAAGGAACGATTTGCAACCGGTAAAAATACACCGTGGACGAAGGGTCTAACGAAGGAAACTGACACACGCATCAAAACAATGTCAGAGAAAGTTTCGTTATCGCTTCACCGCGAATCGTTGAGATCACGTCTTGATGATCTCAAACGCCTAAAGCACGATGAAATCACGGCACGAATAGAGAAAAATAGCAATCTTGAGGTCGTCGATGACATTGGTTACAAATCAGACGCTATTCCTAACATCCACGTGAGGTGCAAGCAATGTGGATCAGAGTGGGAAAGCTCGCTACGTAAGTTACGCTACGGCAAGTGCTACAAATGCGATGCTGGTGGGTCTAAAGCTCAAGCAGAGATCGCTTCGTTCATTGAATCGCTTGGCGTCAACGTCAACAAAAACGACAGAACAACGATAAACGGTGAACAACGTATGGCTGAACTCGACGTGTTCATACCATCAAAGATGATAGCCATCGAATACAATGGATTATATTGGCACAATGAAACGCAAAAATCGCGACAATATCATCAAAACAAAACAACGATGTGCAAGAATGTTGGAATAACACTCATCCATGTATTTGAGGATGAATGGCGTGATAAGAAAAACATCGTCAAATCGATGATCGTTCACCGCCTAGGTCTAACGCCCAATCGAATCAGCGCACGTAAATGCACGACAAACGAATTATCTTCGGCACAACGAAAGACGTTTTTCAACGAAAACCACATTGAAGGAGACACGAGATCAATCTACGCGTTCGGATTGTTCAACGAAGGAACGATAGTCGCCGCAATGTCTCTTCGTAAACCATTTCATAAGAAACACGAACGATCGATAGAGATTGCAAGGTTCTGCACCAAGATCAACACATCCGTTGCAGGCGCGCTCGGTAAGTTGACGAAGATCGCTGCAATGAAAGCCATTGAAACCAACCATAGCTCGCTGTTAACGTACGTTGATACGCACCTCGGCGTTCAAAACAGCTGGCAATCTGCGGGTTGGACGTTCGTAAATGAATCACCGGAACGATTTTGGTGGACGGATTATCACACTCGTTTCAATAGATTCAAGTTCAAAGCAAACAAAACAATGGGATTATCTGAAATAGACGTTGCCAACGCGGCGAACGTCGTCAAGATATGGGGGTGTAGAAACCTCGTGTTCGAGTTAGCCCTCATTACATCCCGAGAAGCGCCTTCTCAACCTGCTTGGTGAACTCCTTCATGCGCTTTACGAGACCCATCGCTCTCCCATCATCGTCATCGTTGACCGCATCTCGAAGCAACTCAGACGTTTTGATGAGCATTGCAGCGTTCGATCGAAGCACCTTATTGTCAACACGAGCAAAATGATGTTCGCTACCTTTTCCGGAGTAGTTGAAAATGTCTTCATCAATGCGTTGTAGCTCCTCAGCAATCAACGTTTGGAATTGCGAATGCGTTAGCTTCTTGATGGGTGTCATTTTATTAAATATTGATGTTTGTCTGCAAAACAGCATAACGCCACAAGAAACCACCGGCTGATTTTCTTGTGCCACATACACACCCGCTGATGTTAGACACATGGATACACGTTAACTGTGATGCTTCGTTCAATGATCTATATGTGGCAATCGCTTCGCCGGTTTCTATTAAAACTTGCTGGACAGGTCTGCTTTTTGCGAGTCTCTTCGCCTCTCTAACGCTATCCCTATTGTGAACATCGATCATCGCGGCACGTCGTTTCTTCTTCACATCATCACGTTGATTCGCAATAGAAATTGATATCGATTTCCTTTTACTAACGTCGGGATCGTTCTGCGCAACGATCTGTGCTTCACTACGTCTCTTCTTCACTTCGAGCAACGAATTCGTTGATTTAAGCGCAATTGATAACTTCTGTCTTGATTCTTGACTCGATACGCTTTCCTTGTGATGTTTTGCCCTTTCAGGATCATTAAAATAATCAAGAGCTAGCTTACTACGTTTTGCGCACATCTCCGGTGATCGAACGGCGACGTAGTACCTTTGCTTTGCTTCGTCTGACAATTCTCCTCCCTCACCACCACGCGTCATGTTGTAACCGTTTGGCGATAGCGTATTGAGTTCAGAAATCAGCCTAATTTCATCATTCAATGCTAGCTGCTTCGTTTCACACGTTGCTAGCACTTCGTGACTCCATGAATCAACGCCATGCTTTCGTATAGCGTTGTGGAACAAGAGGTTCGATCCACGTAACGTGCTTCTAACGTGTAAGTTAAACCTCTGATCAATAGTTGACTTTGTGTAACCTACGTACGCTTTTCCAGTCGCGATGCACGTGTGCTTATAAACGATGTACGTCATCGCTCAAATCTACACCGTTGATTGACGAATTTTATTGTTGCTGATTGATGTTGTTCGTCACGACGAAGTCCAAGGAAACGTACTCAATCGTCTTGGTCGGCATGACATATATCTTGCCACGGATCGTGTTGTTCTCAATGTCATGCTGCGACGTGGTGCTCGAATCGATGACCACCTTGAATTGCTGTACACCGGCCTGCGTTTGTATCT